AAGAAATCCTTTTCATAGGTTAAAATACGCTTTTCTTCTTTTTCTAATTTTGAAATAAGAGTAGTGTATAAATTCAAATCCGATCCGGCGCATTCTGATTTCCAGAATTCAACAAAGCGTTTCCCGGTCAATTGGTTTCGCACAAGCCAGCGAAGCCCGGCGTTCACTTTTTCGGTGTTATAGGCATTCGCGTCAAGCCAGTGCAAACGGTGTAATACTTCGTGCATTGGTTCATATCCGGCCCAAATAGTGAGCATCAACTTTCTTCGTTCTTCGCTCATTGGTGGATAGTTCATTGCTTTTGATCGTAGGCCCATGTATTTTAACTTGCATAATCATTGCTTTCAAAGCAAGTTCAAAAGTAAAGGGGAAATAAAAATATGCGTAGCATGATCACTCCAAGGATTGCAGCACAGAAAAAAGACTACAGTAGCACAAGCGTGCAAAGTTCCGCGTTCGGCGCATCCACGCATTTGGTTCGCCTTGTGGCTACCACTAATTGTTACGTGGCATTCGGCACCGATCCCACGGCGGATACTTCAAGCCTACTTCTCATTGCAAACGTGCCGGAATTTTTCGGAGTCAAACCCGGTGAAAAAGTAGCCGTACTTCGTTCCGCTTCCGATGGCACTTTGTCCATTGCCGAAGGGCTTGCGTAAGTTCAGACCGTAACACACTACACGTAGCGGCTTGCCCTTTTATTAGGGTAGGCCGCTTTTGTTTTATTATCGTTAAAAAATTGTTGACTATACATACGGGGGAATGAACTTTGCTTCAAGACTATCAGAAAAAACTAATTCAATTATACGCCGAAACAGAAATCAATTCAAAATCGGCCCAATCAAATGGTGATAAGTGCAAAGTGCGTGCGGATCATTTACAGGCTTGCATCGAAATTGAGCTTGAAGAAAGCATCCGGGTAGTGAGTAACGCAATCAATGGAGCATTAGGCGAAGACTATGCCCGCAAAAATCCACGTCTTATCTCGGAATTGATTCCGAATATACAAAATGACGTGCGCCAATACGTGCAGGATTTTGCGGCGCAGTTTAATGTAAAGCCATCCAAAGCGGAGTAATCCGCAATGAAATGGATAAACTTCTTTAACCTTAGTTTACGCGCACGCGGCACGGAAGATTTCGTGCTTGCGGAAGACTTGCGTAATACAATCAAGAATCATAACGGATCGGAAGCATACCATTCCGCATTTGATTTGTGCGAAGAGCATTTAAAAGGTGAAGAAGACACCGGGGAAAAGAAAAGCAACGGTTCCCCGATTTACAAGTATCATCCGCAACCCTCAAATTTTCCAAAATCAGTTAGCGAATACGAAGGCCCGGCACGCCCGGCACTTGGTTATGCTTGGTTTGATTTTGACGATGCGGCTACGGGTGGGGAGCTTGCACTTAAAGAAGCGCGGGAATTTGCAGCATTCTTGGGTAATCCTTTGGGCCTTACCTTCTATTATTCGGGATCAAAGGGCTTCCATATCGGAGTACCCTTCGCTTACTTCGGGCTTCCTATTACCCCCGGAGTACCTAAAGCCCTGCATTCACTTGCGACAAAGTGGAAAAAGAAATTCACCACGCTTGATACAACAGTCTACAATCCGCAACGTAAGTTCCGCGCACTTGGTTCCAAGCATCCGAAGACCGGGCTTTACAAAATTTCGCTCAAAGACTTGAATTCGTCTTTAGATGAAATCAAGTCTTCTGCTATCGTCCGTGGCACGCTTGAAATCCCTAGTGCCGATCCCATGCTTGCACCGCTTGAACTTATAAAATCGGAAATGGCAGCGAATCAAGCCACGCAAAATTCAAAGGATTCGATTTCACTTGATGAGTGGAGAAGATACCGTCAACCCGAAGGCACCCGCGCTTTTGCTGAATGTGGCTTCCTTTCATGGGCACGGGATAATCCTGCAAAAATTGATGAGCCGCAATGGTATGCTTGCGCAAGCATCGTGGGCCGAATGAAGGATGGAAGGGCAAAGTTCCAAGCCATGAGCAAGGGGCACCCGAAATACAACGTGCACGATACCGATGCAAAGCTTGAACAAGCATTGCAAGCATCCGGGCCACGTACTTGCGCCGCTATTGATAAAATGTGGGATGGGTGCAAGGCTTGCCCGCATTACCAAAAAATCAAAAGCCCCGTGGTGATACTCGAAAAAGAAGTGATCCCCACCGAAGCAACGGGATTTTATGATTTGATCCCAAATGAAAAGACCGGGGAAATAAAGCGCGTACCAAACTACGAAGATATTTTGAAAGCTTTTGTGCGGGAGCAACCCTATAAAACTATCGTGGATATGAAGACGGTTTACGCTTACAACGGAACCCACTACGAAGAATGCGCGCACCTTTCTATTAAGAATTTTGCGGAAGAAAATTTCAACCCGAAACCTAAAGAACAAATCAGGCAAGAATTTGTGCACAAAGTTCTAGCAAATCACCCGGAAAAACGCACATTTTTTAAGCGTGGAACCGATGGAAGAATCAATTTTAAAAACGGAATCTTTGAAACAAGCACAAAAGAATTGATTCCCCATTCGCCTGACTACGGGTTTCGTGCCGTGCTTCCATTTGAATATGACCCCGAAGCTTCGTGCTCCGCATTTGAAGCATGGCTTGATGATGTAATGCTTGGAGATAAAGAGCTTGTAGCCATCTTGCAGGAATTCATGGGATACGTGGTAGTGGGTGGGGAGTACAAATATCATAAAGCTTTGTGGCTTGCTGGAACCGGGCGAAATGGTAAGTCAACTTTCTTGGAAGTATTGAAAGCATTGGTAGGTGAAGATAACTACTCCGCTCTTAGCATCAAGCAAATCATTGCGGATCGGTTCACAAGTTCAGACCTTGACGGGAAATTTGTGAACTTTTCAGAAGAGACTTCACCCGAAGAGCTTGCCGATTCCGGGCCATTTAAAAACTTAACCGGGAATGGTGACGTTCAAGCGCAAAAGAAATTTGGGGATGTATACAAATTTAGAAACCGCGCAAAAATGGTTATGACTTATAACGAAGTTCCGCAATTGAAAGACTTATCCCCCGGAATGCTTTCCCGGCCCATTATCATTCCTTGGAAGAAAGACCTTACAGAATCAGGGGCACAAGATAAAAACCTTTCAAAACGTCTTTTAAGCGAATTGCCGGGCATTTTTAACTTCGCTTTCAAAGGGTGGATACGCTTGGAAGCGCAACAAGAATTCACACAAAGTGCAAAGAGCGAACTTGCAAAGGAAGACGTGCAGGAAGCTTCGTGCACCGCTATTCGATGGTTCAAAGAAAATATTACGCTTGAAAAAGATTTGACTACGGAAGCTTTGAAGCCGCGCCAATTGTACGAAGCATACAAACAAACGATTGGTCAATATGCATATTCTGAAACCAAGTTTTTTTCACGCCTTTCAACTTTGAAATCCGTGGCTACCAGAAAAAGACGCACTGCAAATGGCTTTGAATACGCCGCAATGAAGTTCAAAAAAGCTACTTCAAATTTCGAATATTAACTCCCTACATTGAAATACATAAGCTTGCATAACCCTACATTAATAGTTGATTATTTTTGTTTTAAAAATGTATAGTAATGTAGGGTTATGCATGCGAATGTAGTGATTTTTTGACCCTCTACTTTTCGTTTTTCGTTCGTCGTTCTCGGCACTTAGCGGAAATTCTTGTAGGGTATGTAGGGTTTCTTCTCTTCTTTAGTTACAGAAAATTATAAAATAAGAAAAAAGGCAAAGAGCAATGCGTAAATGCGGTGTATCGTTGGTAAATGAGGGGAAATATAAAAATATGGGAGTAGAGTAGGCGTTGAACCCTACAGACCCTACATGAAGCGGTGTGACTTGACGTTTTATTCATGGCGGCGCACGTTTACTAAGGTAGCAAAATTTTTGCAGGGGGTTATATGGGAGCGGGATCGAAGCCGGGTGAGCGCAGGGGCGGAAGAAAAAAGGGCGCACCGAATAAAAAAACATTAGATTTGATTCAAACACTGGAAGAGCAGGGATATGACCCCGTGGCGGAATTGATCCGAATTGCGATGCTTGCCGAAAAAGAATATGACCGGGCGGCGGAAATTTTTGATGCTATCCAAGAAGCACGCATTGAAAAGAAATTGGTTCCACTTTCAGAATCAACGGCACCTACCTACTTAAAAATTATGCAATCAAGTGCCAGTGATTTGATGAACTACATTTACCCTAAAAGAAAAGCGATTGAACATACCGGGGCAAATGGAAAAGATTTGGGGCAATCCTTTCTTGACTTGCTAAAGCTTGCGGGCGAAGCTGAACGCAAGCAGCATGATTGAAGAGCACAAAAAAAATATCATTTTAATGCGCAATCGGTATCAACGTGATCCGGCGGCGTTTTTCCGTGAAGTGCTCGGAATTCATTCGCTTGAAGATTACCACGAAGAAATACTTCGATGCGTGGCAATCAATGAACGCACAAGCATTGCCGCGTGCCACGATGTAGGCAAGTCTTGGATCACTGCGCGCATCGTATTGTGGTTTTTGTATTGCTTCCCTTTTTCAAAAGTAATCACTACGGCCCCAACTTATAACCAAGTAAAAAATATTTTGTGGTCTGAAATCCGCACCGCTCATTCCCGTGCAAAGTTTCCGCTAGGTGGAACCATGAACCTAACCGAGCTTGTATTAGGTGAAGGATGGTTTGCAATCGGATTCACTCCGAAGAATGAAGTTTCATTCGGTGAAGGGCAAGGCACGCAATCAAGCTTCCAAGGTTTCCACGCGGAAGGCGGATTAATGGTAGTCTTCGATGAAGCCACGGGAATCTTGCCGCCTATTTGGGTAATGGCAGAAGGATTGTTAACGCAAGCATTCGTGAAGTTCATTGCGATTGGGAACCCTACTTCTCGAAATTCAGATTTCTACAAATGCTTTTCATCCCGTGCATGGTCTAAGATTTATTTGAATTGCTTCAATTCACCGAACCTTATTGCAAACGGAATCACCGATATGCAAACACTTGAAAAAGAATTGCAAGCAATCCGGGAAATGGATGATACCGCCGCACTTACTCGAATGAATAGCTACAAAACGCCCCGCACTTACTTGCTTTCTTTGAAGTGGGTAATTGCAAGCGTTTTGAAATGGGGAATCAATCACCCGCTTTCAGTATCTAAAATTTTTGGGAAGTTTCCTGAAGGCGGGGATAGGGAGCTTGTCGGATTGGGTGAACTTGAAGAAGCACAACGCCGCCTTTACTACCCGGTAGAAAGTGACCGCAAAACAATCGGCGTTGACGTTGCCCGCTTCGGATCGGATGCAAGCGTGATCACGGGATTGCATGGCTTTAAGTTTGTAGCCAAACAAAAAACGCATAAGCGTGATCTTACCGAATTGACCGGGCACGTGATCCAATTTTACCGGGAGCATGGGGCCGATGTAATCGTGGTGGATGAAACCGGGCTTGGTTCCGGCGTAGTCGATAACTTGCGTGAAGCACAACGTCAAAAGATTATTGACCGTAATACGGAAATCAGGGGCGTGCAATTCGGAGCGGCCCCGGAATGTAACGGCGGAAAAAAATGTGATCATTCCGAATGCGACAAAGCGCACTTCGTGAATTTGAAGGCGCGAATGTATAGCTACCTTCGGGATGATTTGAAGAAGCCGGAAGGATTGTGTTTACCATTCGATGATATTTACTTGGAAGAATTGCCTTCCATCCTTTACACTTACGACACAAAAGGTAAGTTCATTATTGAATCAAAAGACGATTACAAAAAGCGAACCCGCCGAAATTCGCCCGATGATTCCGATAGCCTTGCGCTTGCGAACTATGGGCGGTACGATGAAATAACAGTGAGTGCCTTTGATACTACCGTGAATAGTTTCCCGGTGCCACATTCACGAAATTTAATGAGGGTTAAAAAATGGTAACTACAGCGGATCAAGCATATCAGCAAGTGACGAATCAGAATGCAAACGAAAACAAAGATACTACCCAATTTTCCGCCGTAGTTAAAACCCAAAAAGAACCACAAGGTTCAAGCGGCACGCAAGTTTACGGTGGATATTTTAGCGAAGAATATTTAACAGATTTGCGTGGCACACGTGGTGCGAAGATTTACGATGAAATGCGAAGAAGTGAACCACAAATTGCAATGCTCATGAATGCAATTAAAAACCCGATCAAATCCGGCGAGTGGACAATTGAACCATACGACAATTCAGACGCTTCAAAAATGCACGCGGATTTTATCAATATGTGCATGAAAGAACAAATTGATTGGGAAAATACTTTGCACGAAATCCTAACATTCATGGAGTTTGGGCATTCAGTAATGGAAGTAGTTCACAACGTAATTTTTAATCATCCAAAATTCGGAACTTGCAACGGCCTTGGTACGCTTGGCTTCCGTTCACAAAAAACTATTGAACGATGGAATCTTGAAAAGAAAACGGGAAAACTTTTGAGCGTAGCCCAATACGTTTATTCCGACATTGGAAGCAATACTTGCATTGACGGGGATTTCTTACTTGTGTTTTCTTTGAGCAAAGAAGGTGACAACTACGAAGGAATCAGTGCGCTTCGCCCGATGTACGGCCCATGGATGCGCAAGAATTTGTATTTGAAATTGATGGCAATTGGTTTTGAAAAGTACATGGTAGGCACGCCAATTGGAACTATCCCTAAAGGAAAAACAACGGCGGAAGAAGAAGCGGCATTCAAGCAAGTACTCGAATCCTATACTTCGCATGAGCTTGCATATATCACCGTGCCGGAAGGCTGGACTATAGACATTAAAAACGGTGAATTCGATGGCACCAAAATCAAAGATATTATTACAATGGAAAATACCGAAATGGTAAATTCACTTGTGGCAAATTTCTTGGCACTTGGTTTGAATGGTTCCGGGGGTTCGTTTTCACTTGGTTCCGATTTATCGGATTTCTTTTTATCGGGGATTCAAAGCTATGCAAACATTGCGTGCGGAACTATTAACCGCAAGCTTATTCCAAACCTTGTGCGCTTAAACTTCGGGCCACAAGCGGGCTATCCAAAATTAAAGTGCACCGGGATTAACGATAAGGCTGGAAAAGAGCTTGCAGAAATTGTGAAGACTTTGACCGATTCACAAAGCATTAAGCCCGATATGCCTTTGGAAGAATTTTTACGCACTACTTACAAGCTTCCTAAAGCCGATCCAAATACGGCACGTGAAACGAAGCCAGCGGCACCAATCAATCCAAGTGCACAATTCAGTGAAAACAGAATTCAACTTGATGAAAAATACCGCAAGCAATTCAATAAAAGTAAAGACAATGTAAAGCAAGTAATGCAAGAAAACTTGCGCATGATGTATGCCTCAATGAAAGATGAACTTCGGAAAAAATACAATTCCGCAAGCGGTTCGGATAAATTGAAGGTAGCTTCACAAATCCAAACTCCGGGAGTGAATGCATACAAAGCTGCGTTGAAACCAGTGCTTGCAGAAATTGCGACAAACGCGCTTAAAGATGCACGCCGCAAAGTACCGAGCAAAAAGAATATTAAACTTTGTGAGCAAGTGGATAGCATTAAGCTTGCCGATGGTTACTATGATGCGCTCCCAAAAATGGTGCGTGATTTAATCACGGCGCAAATGAATTTGATTGTTGATTCGCAAGTATCCGATTTGGAAAAGGCTACCTTCTTCCAATTCACTTCAAGCGCGACAAGCACGGATAGTATTGATCAAATTTTGGCGGACGTGGATGACACCGTGGAACCAATTCTTGATTCCGGCGTAGGTGCGGGAATGAATCTTGAAGCCGCTGCAAGCAATGCCGTGGCCCATACAGCAAACCAAGCGCAATTGGATTTCTTCTTTGAACCTGAAGTCTTTGATGAAATTGAAAGCTTCACCTTTGAAAACGAAGACCCGGTAAGCGAAATTTGCCAAGCCCTTGCGGGTACGACATGGGCCGCCAATGACCCGGACGTTAGCCGTTACTCCCCGCCATTGCATCACAATTGCAAATCAAGATTGACCCCAAACCTTAAAGGCGTGAGTGATAATCCAGAAATTGAACGCGGTGGAACGGCCCTTTCACAAAAGGCACTTGATTCCATTACGCTATCAGAGTGCAAACATAGTTCCCCGGCGGAACTTTATCGGATTTTCGGGGCCAAAAAATAATTTTAAAATGGCATTGACGAAGTTGGGAAATTCTATAAGTTGGGGATATGCGTTTAGGGGATTCAAATTGTTACTCAAAAATTGAACTTGCGGAAGGTGCGGTAGTTCCAAACCGGGTGCAATACTTGCGAGTAGGTAAATTCAATCACCAGAAGTACGGAAAATTTGAAATTACGCCGATGATTTTGGCGGAGCTTAAAAAAAGCCATGACGAAAAAGTACGGGGTATTGATACTTCGTTCGATTATTTTCATGATAGCGATAAAGAAGCTTCCGCGTGGGTGAAAGAATTTCAACTAGCGGAAGACGGGCAAAGTCTTTACGTGATTGTAGACTGGACACCTACTGCACAAAAGAAATTGGCGGAACGTGAATTAAGATATTTTTCCCCGGATTTCGCA